TACCACTTCGTGCTGGCCTACCATATTGATCTTTACCTGCTTTTCCATAGTATTCTTCAAACATAGTGTTGACTGCATTAAAAAAATGTTTTTCTGCTTCAGACCATGTATGCCAACCACCTGACTTACGCATACCAGCTTGAATAGCATGACCAAATCTATGAGCCATGATCCATGGTGTCATCATTACTTTACTATCACCAGTATTACCAACAAAGACTACTGTGATAGCATCTTCGCTACCATCAATGATTGGTTGTGCCTGCTCACCAAACATCTGTTGAAGTTGTTGTGCATTGACAGGACCAGTTTCACTATACTTGCCTGTGCCGGGAATGTTGCTGAAGAACAATCTAAAATCGTATGGAGTTTTCTCAAAGAACTTTGCAGTCTTTAGTTGATTTGTAGGGTGAGGTAC